CGTCCAGGTTGTCACAATCGCCATCGACGTGCACGACAGTTGGTTCCGGGTCGTCGTGATGGGATGGGGCTGGCTCTTCGAGTGCTGGCTCCTGGAAGCCTCGACGGTCGAGGCGAGCGATACCCGAGAGGAGCAAGCCTACGCCCCGCTCCAGCCGATCTTAGTTAAGCCGGGGAAGCTGAGCAATGATTCATGGCTGCCGCCGTCAGTGGTCGTGATCGATACGGGATACCGGACGGAGGCCGCCCAGGACTTTTGCCGGGCCAATCGGCAATTAGTTTGGAACGGGAACCTGCTGCCCGTCCACGGGTCCGCCCGGCGACTGAATCGGCCGTACGCCAAGACCGCACTCGACGCCTCGATGATCCGCTACGAGCTCAACGGCCTCTATTTCCGCGACCGGCTCTGGCGTTACGCATTCGAGACCCAGACCCCGGGACCCGGCTATCTGCACCTTCCGGCGGATATCAGCGGTGAGATCCTCGGCGAGCTCTGCAGCGAGCACAGGATCATGCGCAAGGGGTATTCCGCATGGGAGACCAAGACGGACGGCCGGGCCAATCACACGTGGGACGCCGCGTCCTACAGCCTGTTCGCGGCCGATATGGCGGGCGTCGGACGCCTGGGACCGATCGCGAAAGGGGCGACGCCAGCCGGATCGAAGAAACGGACGGAGGCCGCGCAATCTGGATCGGGGTTCCTCGCTGGCCTGCCGAGCCTCAAGTGACTTGCTGATTTATCATAGGAAATCCAAGGATGGGTTTTTTAGATAATCTGCCGGACTTGGGTTTACCGAAGGGCCGGCCGCCATCGGGTGGCCGACCCAAGCCAGAGATCGACTGCGTGGAGTGGCGGAGCGTCCACTGCCCCAAGTGCGGGTCCGCCGATTGCCCCGTGATCGACAGTCACACCGTCCCGGTCCGCCGGCACCGGTGCAAGATGTGCGGACATGAGTTCAGGAGTATCGAGAAGAACTATCGGCCGACCCCCGGAGCCGGGGATTGATGATTTACGATTTATGATTTACAATTGATACACAGAGAGTACAGAGGACACAGAGAAAGGGTTTCGAATGGATATGGTTCGAGATAGGGCATTGCAATGCCTGACCGAAGGGGACTTTGGGCTGTACGTGATATCGCCTGTGGGTCTAATCCAGGGTTGCTGTCGGATCATAGACGGCGTAGGAGACTGGGACGATCTGAGCGGGCACGACGAGTGCCGACGGGATTACATCAGCCTACTGATCCTTCAGGACGATTCGGTTTGGTACAAGCTCCTCGAGCACAAGCTCCTCGAAAAGATTCTTCGCCGAGGCGAGCAGAAGTGGTATGTTACCGATGGATACACGGTTGTCGATCTCGGTCCCTGCGTCCTCACCGGACTCACTCGGCGGGAAGAATCTCAAAAGCCGCAGAGATTCGGTCTGACACTGAGGGGTTGCCCAATGATGAATCGGCGTGAAGAGGATTTCAGAGATGGAAGACAGAATGCACCGAAGCCGGCATTACCGTAAAAGACGCAATCGGCGTACGCGTGTACAGATTATCCATTACCGTCTCGATGTTTGGGGTTGGGTATTTGATCAGGTGGAAATCGGGAACGCACGGTACAAGGCGGAACGCGACTTCTCACGGGCCATGGCCATCCTGCCCCGTCCCTCACCAAAATAGTCTCTGTGCTCTCTGTGTCCTCTGTGACTAATCCCTGATCGAAAAAAAATCTTCAACTTCATACCACTGCGTGGTATTGACAACCTTCCATCCACCATCCATAGGGGGATACTCTATCCCCTATGGCCGCAAGAACTCTTGCACAGATCGATACTGAGCTCACCGCCGTCTCGACGGCGATCACGGGCATTCTCACAGGCGCTCAATCGACTCGGGCCGCCGACGGCCGCATGCTGACCCATGCCGATCTGGCGGCACTGACGGGCCACCGCAAAGCCCTTCTTGATGAGCGCAGCGATCTCGAGCGCCGGACCCGCCGCGAGGCGGATGGCTCCATCCTGGTAGGGGAGGTCTGATGTCGCAACTCACGGGCGACTTTCGATATTTACCGCCGGTCCTGACGAGACTCGCGGAGCGGTTCTTTCCCCAATGGGCGCACGACAATCGCCGGGCGGCGTTGAATTCACACGTTTTCGATCAGGCGGCTCTCACGAAAGGTTTTCAGGCCAACGTCAGGCAGTTCGCCACGGCCTATGACATCCTTCAGGGAGATCGCACGCGAAAAGGTCTGATGCGAAGTCTCACGGGTACCGGCGACACCCACCTGACCGAGCAGGCCCTGAGCGATCTGAGGGAGACGGCCCGGGATGCTTCTCGAAACGATCCAATCGTCCGGGGCCTCTTAGAGAGCTACGCCGAGGGCATCGTCGGAACGGAGTTGCCGATCGAGGCCCGAAGCAGCGATGAAGCGTGGAACAAAGCCCGCGAAGCCTTGTGGCAGGAGCGGATGGAGGACCAACCGTGCGAAATCACAGGCCGGTTCACATTCACTCATTCGATCTTTCTAAGTGTCCTATCATTCTCCCGAGACGGTGATTTCTTCGTCATCTGGACACCGGATGGCCCGTGGCTTTGTGAGGGGGAGCAGTGCGGGTCGCCCTCGGGGATCAATGTGGACGGGGGGACATTCACGGTGACCAATGGCGTCGCCGCGGCGAAGCCCTACGGCACGGTGATCGGCTACTACATCGGCACTCCCGACCGTTGGGGCTATATCCGGCCCGGCGGCTACACGAAATACACAGCCGACCAGGTCCATCACGTCTTCGATCCGGACCGGATCAGCTACAGTCGAGGGGAGCCGCTCCTGACCCCGTCCGTCCAGGTCTTCGACAAGGGCCTGAAATATTTCGACGCGGAGCTGGTGACCAGTTGCGTCCAGGCGTGCCAGGGAGTGGCGATCAAGAGCGATGCGCCGCAGTCGCTCCTTCCCGCGCCGGCGACCCACAAGCCGAATTCCGATGTTGATGTTGAGGACTATCTCAAGCGGTTCCAGATGGCCCCCGGCATGGTCTGGGACCTGGACCCCGGAGATGAGGTCCAGAACATCGGCGCCACGCGTCCGACCAGCAACTTCGGAGAGTTCATGAACAAGGTCCTGATGATCGCCGGACGGGCCGCTGGAATGCCTCTGATGCTGATCACCCAGGACCTGTCCGGCGCCACGTTCATGAACGCCAGGATCGCCGCGCAGATGGCCCAGGAGCGGTGGAAGAAGGTCCAGAGATACGTGGTGAAGCCCTTGGCCAGCCGCTGGTACCTGTGGCGGACGCAGGGGGACATCGATTCCGGCGAGTTGTCGCCGGCCCCGGAGGATTGGCGAAAACACGAGGTGTTCTGCCGCCGCTGGCCCTACGTGGATCCCGAGAAGGAGGCGAAGGCGGCCGGGATCGATCTGAGTAACGGAACCACAGACCTGATCTACGAATGCGCCAGCAGGGGTCGGGACTATCGAGACGTGGTTCGCGGACGTGTGAAAGCGAAGAAGATCGAGGAGGAAGAGGGTCTTGAGACTGCCCCGGCCGACTCGGAGAACGCCGCGAATGGCCAGCCGAAAAAGGAAACGGACGATGGTTCTGGAGGAAAAGACGATGCCTCAGACCAATAAATCGCAGATCCGCAATTCGAAATTCGACGGCGGCGCCACGGCCCCGAGATCGGCATGTATCTTCCTGTGTCCCAAAGATGCCGTCGCGTTCGGCGATACGGGCGACGGGCCGGGCACCTTCTCGATTGTCGCGTACGACGGCGGGGTGACGAAACACTGGTATTGGGGCAACTTCGCCATCGACCTGAAGGGCCTGTCATTTGCGGCCAAGAAGCTGCCGGTCCTCGATTCCCATTGGACCGATTCCAGATTGGGATTCACGACGAAGCAGCAGATCGATGAGAGGGTGACATTCGAGGGCCGGTTCCTCAAGAATGTCAAGGCCGCCGAGCTTCGCCAGGATATGCTCGACGGTTTCCCCATGCAGGCGTCGCTCTCGGGGACCCCGATGAAGATCGAGCAGATCGAGGACGGGGCATCGACTCGGGTCAATGGGCACACCCTGGAAGGTCCCGGCGCCGTCTGGCGTGAGGCGACGATCAACGAGGTCTCCATGTGCGTGTTCGGGGCCCTCCAAAACACTCAGTCCACGGCATTCGCCGATCCGGATAACCAACAAATCGAATTCGAACTTTTGGGAAAGGATACCCCCATGTCCGAGAAAGAAAAAGCGGCCCTGACGCTTGAGACGTTCAAGGCCGACCACGGAGATCTCTACAATCAGATCGTCGCATCGGCAAAGGCCGATGCCGTCAAGGCCGAGCAGACCCGCTTCGCCTCGATGAAGAGCGCCTGCGGCGAAGACGTGGCCCTCGCGGCGGAGTGCTTCGCGGCGGGGTTGACGGTGCCTGACGCCCTCACGAAGCGCAACGAAAAGCTCGCCTCGCAGCTCAAGGCCGCGAATGAGCTTCTTGCGAAGGCCGCGACCGTCGCGGCTGATCCGGTGGCGCGGGCGACTGCGGAGTTCAAGGCCCAGCCCGCCCCCCAAACCGAGATGGAGAAGGCGGCCAAGTTCGATGAGGCCAAGGCGACGGACGCAGAGTTGGAGGCCCATTTCGCGGCCACGGCAGCGCTTCGGGACCAGTTCAGTTCGGCCAAGGCCTACGTCGCCCACGTCCGGCATCCGGCCAGGGTGTAGGGCGATATCGCGATTCGCCGTTTCGGGCGAGAAAAAATCAACAATCATCCATCGATTGAAAGGATGAAACATGGTACTCAGTGCTAACAGCCCCATGACCCACGTTCGGGGCGAGCAAAGCGAATATCCGATCATCGCCACGGACATTTTCTACGAGGGCGGCCTTCTGGGCGACAATGCGTCGGGATACGCCAGGCCCCTGGCCGCAGGCGATCCCTTCATTGGCCACTGCCTGCAGTTTTATGACAACTCCGCCGGCGACGCGGGGGCTATCAACATCCTTCGGATGAGGGGCCGTTACCGGCTCCAGGTGACCCTCAGCGGCGTGGCGATCACCGACGTGGGCAAAGAGGTCTACGCCAGCGCCGACGATACACTGACTCTCACCGAGGGCGGCAATAGCCGGGTCGGAGTCGTGGACCGGTACGTCACGACGGACACCTGCGTCGTGGAATTCCAGACCAGCGAACCCAGAGACGCGAACATAGCAACCTCGGCCAGCCTTATCTGGGTCAGTCCGGACGGCAGCGACGTGAGCGGCAACGGATCATTTTCAAATCCGTACGCGACAGTCACCAAGGCATTCACGGCCGTGACTTCGGCCCGAAAGACGATCATGCTGATGCCGGGCGGCTACACCGAGGTCCTGTCGCTCACCTGGCCGTCGATCACGGGCGTCAGTGTGAACGGCGTCCTGGGCCACGGCGACGGTGTCACGATCACGGGCACCGCCGGCCAGACTCAGGTGATCAATATCAACCCCACCGTCCAGACGGCGACGTTCGAGGCGACGATCTCGAACTTGACGATCTCCTGCCCCGACGGCGTTCGCGGCATCACGTTCGACAACACCAACGTCGGCCGCAAGATCAATCTGTACCTCAAGAATGTTCCCATCGAGAACGATACCGAGACGGACCGCTCCCTCAGCGTGGTTCACACGACCGCCGGCAACGCGATGCGGGTCTACGCCGTCGGCCAGAGGAACATCTTCGAGGGCCTGGTCTATATCGCCCCCAAGAACGAAGATGACCGGTTCGACTTCACGAACT